CAGATCGTCCGAAGCGTCGAGAAATATCTAGACGAGAACGCGGTCTTCCATTTCATGGAGGAAGCTCTAAAGCTGCAACGCATTTATGGAGGGGCAGCCCTCTTCATGAACTGCGATGACGGGCTGGAGCCTGATCAACCAATGGACCCCGCTCGTGTGCGGCGGATTGTTGATTTGGTGCCCCTGTCGAAGCGTGAAATTAAACCGCACGACTACAACTACCTGAACTACAGGAATCCTGAGCTTTACCGGATCAGTACCAGTAAGTCACTCACAGAAAGTAATGATCTCCAGTATTTGCTCGTGCATAGCAGCCGTGTGCTGCGTATCGACGGTCTCTACCTCCCTTGGAAGGAGCGCCTTAGGAATGACGGGTGGGGTTTGTCTTTCCTACAGCCATTCTTCGAGCCATGGAAGCGTTATCGCGGAGCCACCGATGGGCTTGCCACGATGCTCAACGAACTCGATCTGTTCGTTCATAAGATTCCCGGACTCGCCAACAAGATCACCGCTGGCAAAGAGTCTGCGCTCAAACAGCGATTGGAAGCAAATGCCCTCAGTCGAACCATCTACGGGGGTATGGCTCTTGATACCGAAGAGGAAGTCTCCTTTGCATCCAGATCCCTTGGAGGTGCCCAAGACATATTCGACCGGTTGCTTGACGATCTAGTCGCAGCGGCAGATATGCCGAAGCCACTGCTGTTCGGTACAAGCCCCGCTGGTGGTCTATCTGAAAGCGGGAAGTACGAGGACAAGGTTTGGGCAGCCACCATCGAGCGCTACCAGAACCAATACCTTCGCCGAGCGCTTACCCAATACTTCACGGTCATCATGTCGATGAGCGAGGGGCCGACTGGTGGCGTGGTTCCAGAAGATTGGACAGTCCACTTCCCGCCGTATTTCGCCACCTCTGATCAGGACCGGGCAAACCTCCGCCAGCAAGTAGCCCTCACCGACCAGATCTACATGCAGGCCGGTGTACTGACGGCCATGGAAGTCCGTGCATCTCGTTATGGCGGCACGTCCTACAACATCGACACAGTCCTCCACGAGGAGGAAGAGGCACGTTTGATCGCCAAGCGTGAACTAGAGCATGAGGCTGCTCTCCAGGGCTTTGAGGGCCAACGTGCAGCACTGGAGCAGGGCGAGAACGAAGCCGAGATTGAGGTTGAAGCGGATCGAGCTGTAAACGACGTCTCTGACTGGGTACAGATGAATGGTCTGACCTTTGAGGCCAGTCCTCATAACGGGATGTACCGGACAGCAGCGGTCGTTCACCCTGATGGCCAGCGCAATGACGCTGAGCCCGTGGTGCTGCTGGGGAACCGCGCCCACGACAAGAAAGTGTGGAGGGGTTACCTGAAGCGCGAGGACGGAACCCTGATTGAGGGTCCACTGTTGATGGGCTTCTACTCCTCTCGTTCAGCCAACAAGGCTCTGCAGCACTTCTGCAAAGACGATGAGGTCCATGGGTTGATTCAGATCCATGAGTTGGACCTGCTCCATCTACGGAACACCTACGACCGTGTTGACGGCATTGAGTATGCAGGCCTCACGTTCCCTGACTACAACAAACCGATCGTCACGAAAGACCACCCAACCAAATCGCATGCCGTACTCGCGAGGGAAGGAAGCAAGGTCAAGTTGATCCGATTCGGTCAGCAGGGGGTAAAAGGCAGCCCAAAGCGTAAGGGCGAGTCAGAAGCCGACCGTAAGCGTCGGGAATCCTTCAAAGCTCGCCACGCCAAGAACATTAAGAAAGGGAAGATGAGCGCGGCCTATTGGAGTTCAGTCACGAAATGGTGAATCCCTATGGACAAACACATGAAGAAGCTTGTGAAGTATATGCAACAAGCCGACACCTGTGTCACCCGCGATAAAGCGCAGAAACTAATCAAAAAAGCCGAAAAAGCGCACAGGAAGCTGCGAGAGAAAGATGGATGAGAAAGAAATCAAGGTTTCACTCACCGTCGATTTGCGAGCGTTGAGGATTCTCTATAAAGCCGTTTGTCGGGCCTATGAAACTTGGCCAGGGGGCGATGCACAGGAGCAGGTCAATCTGGAGAAAATGAAGAAGGATATGTATCGCTGCCTTTACGACACTCTTCTTGAAAACGACTTGGTGTAGCTGTGGAAGAACTGATCGATAAGTACAACGAGATCCTCAGGGAGAGGGAGACTGCTATTGCTGCCGGTATCGCAGCGGCTCTAGACGGTTACTTCAGAGATCTTCAGCGTCGAATCCTGACTGAGTTACAAAGCGATCTATCTCTGCTTGAAGGGACATCAGCGAGGGAGCTTCAGCTAATACCTCACCTGCTTCCTGATGCAACTGACGAGCTTTTAGAGACTTTTGAGGAGCTTCTACAGCAATCGACAATATCTGGTTTAGCTCTAGCTGGAGAGCTATCGAAACCCGTTGTGCCCTCACCAGTCGCTGCATCCATCCCAAGATCAGCAGTTGAGACACAAGCGCGAAGAGCGCGACGATACCTAGAAGAACATTCAATAGCATTTTCCGGTGCAGCGGCTGGAATAATTTCTCAGGGCATCGAGCAACAACAGAGCATTGATCAAATCATTGAAGATTTGAAGAAGCGCTTAAAGGTTGTCAAAGCCCGTTCAGAGGTGATTGTTAGAACTGAATCTCTTATTGCAGCAGGGGTAGCGGCACATAGTTATTACTCACAGAACAACATACAGCTCGTCGTATATTACGCTACTGAGGACGATAGGGTTTGCCCTTTCTGTATTGCTTATGCGGGGAAGGTATTCAAGTTGGGCGCGGTAAAGGTTCCTCGTCACCCCAACTGCCGATGCTATTTAGCACCATATTCTGCTAATCCATTCGGTAAAAATGCACCCTTCGATAAGGACCGGCGGCGTCATCGTAGACAGGTTCTTAGTTACGCTAGATCTAAGGGCGTTCTTCCCAACGAAGGCCCTGCTTTCTTTGAGCTTGGGAGCCCATTACCCATAAAGACAGATGCATAAAGGTAAAGGTTCGTGCGATAGCCCTAATTACATGTTTAAGAGCAAGGCAGAAGCTGAGAAAGCAGGCGGCGCTCTTGGGCTCTCAGGAAGTCATACCCACACAAACGAAAAAGGAGAAACTCTCTACATGCCAGGAGAAAATCACGAGGCATTCGAGAAGGCACAGGGCGACGGCAAGGGCATGAAATCCAAGTACCTTGCAGCCCGCGATGCCATGTATCAAAAGCGTCTGAAGGATATGGGCGCATACCGCAAGTACGGCGAGAAGAAGGTAGATCACCCACCCTCAGCTCACAAGAAAAAGAAGAAAAAGTCCCCCTACGCAGACGGCGTAGCTTCCGATGCAGGGACTGTGGGCCGCGAGCTGGACAACATGCTCTGATAGGCGATGCCTGAGCTACCGGATTTTCAATTACCGGACATCAGGCTGCCCGACCGGCTCATACTGCCTGAACCGGTCATTGCAGAACCAAAAATTGAATACCCAGTTGTTCTGATTCCTTCGACTACTGGCCGAAGGGCAGCCGTGCGCCCGCAGAAGGTAACTCCACGGGCAGGTCAACCTCAGGCATCACCTCAGGGAGAGCCTCAGTCGAAGGAAGAGAAACCTCCGGCAGATCCGGTAAAGGAGATAGTTGACGAAATAACAGATCTTGTAGAACCAGCATTGTTAGCGCATAAGGAGTCAATACACCTATTAGAAGGCCGTATAGAAAAACTAAGGGCCGACGTAGCACTAGAGATCGAACAAATTGAAGAGACATTCGAGAATAAGGAAATAACGGAAATAACGTTGCCGGTTATGGGATGGGTTTTACCCATGCCTAAGGCTGAAATTTTGGTCGCTGCCGGTACTACAGCAGGTGTAAGTGTCGCGGCAACTCTGACTGCTACCGCAGTATTTAAGAGAGCTGTTTCGGCGTTTAAGCCAGTTATCACTCAGATCGTGAAACGGGTTCGAGCACGTCTTGGGAAGGCTGGCCCGACTTGGAGTAGGCAGCGATTGGCACAACGTCGTCGCAGATCTTTGCGTATGGACTCGAAGGCCTAATCATGTACCCGGCTTCGTAAAGCTTGGTGCATTCCCGCATACGAGTCAGCAAAATATCGACTCGTGTTTTCTGGATGTTCTTTTTAGCGACCTCTTTACAGAGTTCAGTAATCGACCCATCTAAAGGGACACTAAAAGAAATTTGAGCACCAAAATTCTGGTTTCGGGTGTACTTAGTTGAGTGAACATCACCACCGAGATAAAACGGTGAAAATACAACAGTGCCGCTATTGCAGTAATGGCCAGCACCGAATCCTTGGGTTGAATAAGATCCTTGATTGATCTGCACCGCGCTGTTGGTCACTGCACCGCTTGAAGAGGCTTGGGGCGATGCAACAACTGTGGTGGTCCCTTCAGATTCTGCTCTAACGGGACCACACAGTAACGAGATTGCCAGAAGTATTTTTACTGGCTGAAGACGGAAAGGCTTGTGATGGTGCTGGTGGTTTCGACAGT